GCCTTCAGCCTGTTTTGTCCATAAACGAGTATCCGGCTCAGATTCCCTGAATTTTGCTATTTCCAGTTCTGCAAGGCGCATAATATTCTTAGCGTCATTTTGCGCAAGAGCATCGTCCATCTTCTGTTTGCGCTTCCATAACTCTGCGCCAGCAACCAACGCCTGTCCTATCGCCGCCCCCGTGTCGCCTGTTGTAAGGTCAAAGCCTGCGCGTACTCCTGTTGACGGCGTAAAACCAAGCTCCTGCCTGCCTTCTTGTATTGGAAATCTTGCCATTATATTTTTATCCCATGTTTAGCTGCCAACTGTGCATCAGTTGGTTTACCAAAACCGCTTAACAGCGAAGGTGCTGCCATTCCAGCCAACTGCATACCAAAACCTATATTAGCCTGTCTTGCCGCGCTCTTGCCTCTCAGATACGCAGCTTCGCCCTGCAGCCTGTCAAGCTGTGCCTGTTGCTTCGCTCTTAACGCTTTTGTTTCACCTTCATATCCTATCAGAAGGTTTTCAAGTTCAAGCTCAGATGCTTGTTCGGCAGCAAGGTCGGCGGCGACGGGTGAACCTAAACCGCCTGCGCCAGCAATTTTAGCAGTCAAGGCGCTTTTTATCTCAGCAGCTTTCTTTGCTTGCCTTTTGGAAGCAAACGCCGCTCGCTGCCTTTCGGCCTCAGCTTGCTGCTCGGCTACCTTTGCGTTGTATTCAGCTATTCTTTGCTGGTTCTTGGCGTCGGCACGAATACCCTTTGCGCCGCTTAGCGTTTCAAATAAACCCGACATCGTTACCTCTCTATTATCTTTCCATACATAAATGCGTCTGTCTTATCTGGAAAATACTGTTTCAACAAACCTTCCCACTCAAAGCCAAGAAATTCTATCATCTTGATTGCTTCGGGGAAGTCCGGCCTTACAGTTGCTTGCGCTCGACGAAGATTGTTCTGTTCCACTAATTCATCAAACACGCTTTTGATAGCGGAGATAGCCATAATCCCAAAAAAGCCATTTTTCTTACAGTCATTTGCAAGAATAAGCCAAAACAGCCCAACGCCTTCCCACAAAATTATTACACCAGCCACGCCCACTATCTTATTGTTTATTATGCCGGTAATAGTATTGTCGTCGGGACACTCAAGATAAGGAAAGTCTTTAACCGGCCCTTCATAAGGACAACTTCTAACATAATCCAAATCGGCTTGTGTGGCTTTTCTGAATATCATTATGCGTCTTGAAGTAACCCGAACAAATGAAACGTATTAGTTGCTCCGCCTCCGGTATTTGCAACGTCAACCTTGATAACTTCGCCGGCAGTATATCTTGTAAGCACACTAATTGCCGCAACTGGGTCTGCGCCAGAAACTGGGCCAAGGATACAATACTCACCAGCAGCGTCAAGCTCATCCAAGTCTATAGGCCCGCCGCCGATACCATTGTCGCCAAGCCAGTTATCCCAAGACGGAGTAACACCAATAGTAATTTCGGCATCTACTGCATCCGCGCCGGCAACTATTATCACTTTTGTTAAAATACAAGTCTTTCCAACAGGCACAGTATAAAGTGTTGTCTGTGCCTCTGCATTAAATGCCACATTGGTCGTACTTAACAAACTTTCGCAAATTTCTTTTAAGGCTGCCATTTTAACTCCTTACAATTTCGTTTTCGTAAAAAACCGTATCGTTCTCATAAGACACAACAGTTGTGTCTTCTAATATATTTGCCACGGTAATATCATCGCCATCTATCGGTGTTAGATACAGCACGTTTGAGGCATTAGTTCTCATTACCGTAGTTGGATTGCCCGCGTTGTCCCTCATAATTATTCCCTTTGTGTTTGGGAAAGTGATGCTGGGACTAACAAGAAAAGCACCTGACCCCAATGCGCCGTCATCGTGTAACATAACCAATGTCTTTGTACCATTATCGGTAAAGTCCGCATCGCCCGGCTCAGGGAAGTTCCTTATGAACATAAACTTATTCAATCTACAGCCTGCGGCTACATTAACACCGCCCCCACCCGGATTATACCCACCCATAAAAACGCAATCCTCAGCACCATAAGCAGAAGCCCCGTCATCGTTTATATCAATAGCGTTGGTCATTGTCCCCCATCGGGTATTGTAGAACCAGCAGGCGGTAGGCACTTTATTGCTTGTGCCTATCAGAGAATCTAATCTTATACCAGTTGTTACACCTTCTATATGGCAGCCATAAGTTTGGATGTTTTCGCAACCTTCGAGATAAATACCATACGTTCCGGCAGTGGAGTCTCCGCCCACATCAAAGTTGATAACCGTATTGCCGTAATTTCCACCACCTGAGCCTGTAGCAAAATCTTCGTTGGCTGTCATTTTTACACCAGAACCAAATCTACTCCTACAACCAATAAGTTGATTTGCTTTATCAAAACCATTTCAATACAACCATACAGATTGAATCCAACACTACCTGCTTTGGTAAAACCGGTTACTTTAACAGACTCCATCAATCCGTTTGCTCGTCTCAGAACCACACCATCGCCAGCCAAAGCATTACCGGTGATGAGCATATTCTTAATAAAGACACCATTGACCCATCCCGCATCCGCCACCGTCTCTGTAATTTCTATTCCGTGTTCACCGGAAGTCCCGACCTGATTCAGGCCGGTCGCCCAACCGTTACCGATGAAAGTTAAGTTTGCACTGATTTTAATTGAAGTTCCTATATCGTACATCTCAGGGAAATACACCACACCGCCCGAAGTAAGTGAATCTACAGCCGCCTGGATTACAGTTGCGTTATCAGCGCTGTCTGTGTCCGCGCCAAAAGCCCTTACATCAACAATAGGGGACTTGACTATTACATCGTCCCAATACGCATTAGCTGTACTAAATGTACCACTGGAATCAGTTACAGTCGGATTACCGCTTGCGTCAAAACCTAAATTTTTACTTGCCCTGACAACGGAGTTTGGTAACTCCATATCCAATCCTACTGCGTCAGTAGAAGGAGCGCGGAGCGACCTTGTATTAGCGTCTGTGTTTTCTATAATCAATCTTGCGTTTTTGTCTAATGCGGCCTCGACATTCTCTGCGTTAAACGAACCACCCTGCTCAAGGTCTAACGATTGAGTCCGTGCAGTATTGCGTACAACATATATATGATACGTTGACCCTATGAATGGCGCAACTGTTGTAATAGACCCGCCATCATCGCCGTTATTCGTTACAGTATAATGCGTAGTCTCTGAAAGTTCAGTTGAAACACCAGTTGATATTAGCCGTTTTGATACCGTAATATCGCTGTTATTTACTATCGGAAAAGAAAACGAAACTGTTTGCTCGGCTCCCGTGCCAACCACTGCCGTTCTGTTTGTTACGTTAGAAACTGTCATAATTTTATCCTATTTGTATGTTTGGTACTATCGCCCGCACCGTACACGGGAGCGGGTCTGAACCTGAGATTACCAGGTTATCTTCTGTGCTAAATCCGCCATCGAAAGCCAGGTTTTCTTTAATGCCTGTGAACAATACCGGCGGTGTTCCGTAAGGCTCTGTTGTGCGCCAGTTTATATCGTATTGGGTTGTCCCGTCTCCGTATTGAGCGTTTCCGGTTGCAAAGAAACTAATGGAAACATTTGGTATTTGTTTCTTTACGCCCAAAGTAGTTCCTGATTTTGTGTTTATATCCAGCCTCATCGGTGAAACTTTGTAAGTGTAAGGAAGTCCAACGACTGCCCTGTCTCCGGCCTCATCAACGGTTATCTCTCCACCCAATACGACCTTGTTTGCCTGAACCGCACCATCAACTAAAACACAAACAGTTTCGCCCTCTAAATGGTCTAATCCGTCAATTGTCGTATCTCCGCCTGTGTCGACTATCCCGCAGTCCACAAAAAATGCGTTATCTGGTAATGTGGTTGAACCCCAATCCCTCGGCTGCATATCAAGGATATACCTTTTTGTGTCGCCGTCTATTGTCCATTGCGCCGTCAAAGTAATTACATCTTCGTCTGCGCCGGGCGTAACACATACAGATTCGGCTATTCCATCTCCGCCTAAAGGATGTTCGGCGAAAGCAACTACGTTCTGCTCTCGTTCGTATGTCATCGAGATAAGATAAGGGCTGTCGGCTATAGTAAACCAGAGTATTGAGTCAGGCCGTTTCTGCACGGCCATAGACGTTATACCGCCGGACGTAATATCCTCAGCTAAAACAGTCAGGTCAGGCGATACATATTTCTGTTTCATATCGCTCCACGTAAATTCTCTGACTTTTCTTGCCACAAAATCAACGAAAATAATCGCTTCGTTTACTTCCATTGCCTGGATATTAGCGCTGCCAAATGTAGTCTGTTCTTTCATACTCCAGTTCTTTGGTGTTAAAGGCTCGTCCTCTGCGCTTGACCTTATTCTCCATTCCCCACCTGTTGTTCCTGCGGCAAGGGCCTCAAGCGAGCCTAACCATCGTCCGTGGTCAGCTGTGGGTAATGTGATAGCAAACGAGTCTGCATCGTTTATGCCTTCATCGAAATTCTCAAATTTTCCTGTTTCGCTCAGCCAGATAGTTTGTGCGTCTTTGTCGGTAAATCCGTAAACAATTCTTTCCTCGAAAAATGTAACAGTTGCAGGATAGCCCCTAACGGCAGACCACGACCCCTCAGCCCATCGCTTGGTAGCCTCGTTGTATGGTGCGGGAATAATGGCCGTAGCCGTCGCCGATGTTGTGGACGCTGTGGCGGTTATCTTGAATATGCTGTCCTGTGTGCTTTCGTCCACTACAAGGTCGGCGTCTAAACTGCCGTCGGTGTAATCAAAAAATATTCTATACTGAACTCCATTGGTTTCTTCAACGTCAGACTTCTGGATATTCCTTGACCCTGTCCCGCTTACCATCGTTGACGTATAAGACCTGAACGTTTCCCAATTTGTACCATCTTCAAGCCGTTGTATTTCTACAACCCCATCCCAGTTGCCGTGCGTGGTAAACGACCAACTGCCTTTTACGTCTATTGCGGAACTGTATGCGTCTGCGGTTGCGCCCTCAATTTTCGTTATTGTCTGCAATCGCTTGTGGGTCAACTTGAATAATGACCCTGTGTGGCCGGATGTTCCGGTTGTAAATGTGGCTGCCGAAGCAGTAAGCGTTACTTCTCCGCCAGCGATTTGTATTTCACCATCGTCAATACCACCGGCAATAGTTTCATTCGTGTAAATTGTTACAGTTGTACCGGTAACATCAGTTGCTTTGCTTTCGTGAACCGTCCACGCACCGTCGTTTGTTTCAGAATCAGAAGCATCAATATAAAACCTTGTATTTGCTGTAAACAGCGCCCCTGTGGCTATAGCATCATCTTCGTCGCTTCCCTCAATAGTAAAATTGCCTGTCTCCGGCGCACCGGCAGTTGCCGTAGCAATCGTATATCCTACCGCCTTGATAGTTACACCATCATCTTCAGCTATATCATTTCTCTCAATAAATGGGCCGCTTTCAAATGTTATATCGTTAAGAGCAAATGTAGTTGCGTCTGTTCTGGTTAATTTGGCTGGATGATATTCAGGGTGGACAATCCACATCACATCCGCTGACTGCTCAAATTGGAGTTCGGGAAGGTCTGCTTCGAGGTATGAAGTTGCAAGAGTGTCAACCAAAGTCTGTTCGTAATATACGTTCAGTATCTTATTAGAAAACTCTAACTTATATGCTATAGTAGATGAATATATGAATTTCACCATCCTCGACTTGACATCGTGGTCATAGCAGTTTGCAACCCTGAGCGTACCCGGCCTTCGTGTAACCGGCCCGTAAACCAACGGTATCATATTCTGAAGTTCACGGCATCCGCCGCCGTATTTCTCTACGTCAGAACGCGCATCTATCAATGGCGTAAGTTTACCGGAATTTAATGTGATTACAGGAAGGTTTGCCATTTACTCTCCTGGCCCGTATTTGTTTATAACTTGACTTTGTGAAGATTGAAGTGTGTCTAACTGGTCTGATAATGTTTCAAGTGTATCGCCGTCAGCGCCGATAATTGTATCTGTCGCATCAGCCCCCTCAATAAGGACAGTATCCACCTCTGAACGATATTCGCCAAAACCCACATTGTTAGTGCCGTCATTTACAACTACAACATCACCGGCCACAAGAGCGGCATCAGTAACGTGATAATAGCCTGTTGCGCCTTCTTCCGGCAAATTTGTAGGGGGGGCGGTTCTTACCGTTCCATCAGGTTCATAAGCCCCATAAGTAAGCGTCTCACCTGTCTTCCATCCAAACTTTATCTCTGCCATTCCGTCCCCTTACGTATAACGAGCATCATTCCACGTCTCTAAGCTGTACTGGCCTTCGGTATTGGTTTCCTGCCCGTCTAACGCTTTAACCGCAGGCATTATAGAAGCAAGTTCTTTTTGGATTACATCCTGAATCCCCGCAGCGCCACCAGCAAGCGGCCCAACCAATTTCAAAGCCAACTGCAAAACGAGCACCTCTACAAAAAGCGGGTCAAACTCGGTAACGTCGGTAACTTTTTTAATGTACCGAATGGACATCTCGTCTTCGTTTGTAAGGAGCATCTTTCCTTCAAGAGCGTAAGAGCGTAAATTCTCGTTAGAGAATCTGTTCTCATAAACAGACTTCATTGCAAGAAAGTCGTTCGGCAAAGGAAACTGATAGTCCCACTCATCGCCGCTTGGCGTATCAGCGCTTACAGACAAGTCAGCCCTTGCCGAAGCAAATCTCCACCAGTGAGAGCGCATAAGAAAGTCTCTGGTCATCTCGTAATGCGTCCGGCACTGGATAGCCTGCGGGGTGGTATCTTCATCTAAATCGTTAAGTCTTTGACTGCCAATCTTACTAAGGGCGGCATTGCATATTTTTGTCTCAGAAAGTGCCACTACTTCACCTTAATCTTAAATTTCAGTTGGGCGTTATTATCTTGATTTACCAGCCAGGCTAATGACGCGGCTTGAGAAGGGTCAAGATGGAAGCCTTTTATGTGCAGTCTGTCGCCGTTGGTGCGGGTCTCAAATCTCACCTGGTCTGCCTTGGTAAAGAATGTTACTTCTTCTTTAATTTCAGCCATCGAAACCTCCTCCTAACAATTTCATAATTATAAGTGTTCGTATTATGGGCATTGGGGTTATTGCAGCGCTTGAGTCATCATATTCTAAAGCCCCCCTGTCCCACGTGCCATCGTCGCCTCTCGTAACACCAAACATATCAGTTTCATAAGTATGGCAGGGGTCGGTTACATCAACACCAGCAGTTGTAGGGGCAGTAAGCGAATAGTCGTGGCCTGCCAAATTTATAAAAGGGTCTCCCTCCCCCGCCTGATGATTAGAGCCAAAAGCAACAAACGCAGCAGTTTCATCGCTCGAACCGAGAATCATATCATCATACCAGTTGTGTGTTACATCTGTTGAGCTTACATTATCATAAAATGACGAATCTGCGTCGCCAATTACTAATACCTCTGAATTTACATTATAAAATATATTATTTTTTACCTGAATATCACTAATTGAGCCGACGCCAAAATTTATTGTGGCCGTTACACCTGTATCATCGTTGCCGTCATCAATATCAGTACTAAATTCAACATAAGCTGCATTGGTGTCATCTGTCGCATCTACCTGATAAAACCCTGCGGTTACGTGCCCGCCGTCGCCGGTGTTTGTAATCTTGACAACATCGTCAATCTCTATGCCTGTAAAGTCGCCGTTACTGCCAGTAATTCTATCGGATGCGGCTGTGCTTGATAATCCAGTTAGGTTGGTTGGCGAGACGTGCTTCCAGCAATCGTCTGCATTTATTCCGTGATTGCCACCCTCAACTTCAGCAATAACAGTATTATTATAGAAATAGATTTCACTTATAACTTCATCATCTCGATTTCGGTCATCCTCAATACAAACCACCCCCACGTCATTGGAACGCTGATTTTCATTGTGAAAAATATTACCATAAATATATATCTTTGAAAGTTCCGGTGCGTCACAGGGCTCAACTTCATCGTAAAACCCCCCGGCTGTCATATTAGTAACCTGGTCAGAAGGTGCCATAAAGATTGAACCAGAACCGCTTGTATCATAAAAATAATTGTACCGTATTGTTATATTACGGCTCTGAAGAAATTTCATACCATCTTCTTGATATGGTGTACCAGAATCGTTATCAATCATCGTTTTGAAATGGTTGTATTCTACTATCCAATCTCTACACGCAGAATTATTCCAACACATATGAAGTTTATGAAAATAGCAATATGATACTGTAACATCGTGTAAGCAATCGACGTCTGTGTCGAGATTGGAGTGTGCTCTTATATTGCCGCGTGAAATAATTGCGTAAGGATTGAAGCCTGAACAGTCTGAAAAATCATCGTCAGAAGCACAACCATAACCATCACAGGTAAATTCAATATGTTTAATTACATAATGCGCCCCAAAGGTATTTGTCGATAAACCAATGCCCATCAGCATACAGTTAGTACCGTCGTTGTCCTCTGGGCCTGTTAATTTGAAGCCGTGGGCAGTTGAAGAACCGTCCCAATCAGAAGGCCCGCCGCCTACTTGACCGTCAAACTCATAATACTCTGTAGTTACGTGCCAACACGCGTCATCGTCGTATCCTGAAACAGCCGCAATCCATACAGCTTGACCGTCACCATAACTACTATCCCAACCCGTGTCTGTGCCGTGGTCAGACTCAATGGCTTTCTTAATATATATCCATTTCGTCCCATCTACAGCATCATCGAACTTATAATTTGCATAATCTGCCCCATCTGCTATATAGTACGTGTCCCCACGAGTCAGAGCGGCGGGCAATTCTGTATAACATCCAGCACCACCGGGAGCACCGGCAGCGCTCCACGTAGTACCATCACCGTTATTACCCCCGTGAGCACGTACACAATGGTCTGTTGCATAACAAACAGACCCCAACAGTAAAAATATCGCCAGGATGGATTTCATATTATCTCCAGAAGTCAAGATAATAAATGCTTACGGTCATTGCCGTTAAATCAGCAGCATCAGTAACAACCAAATCCATTACACCCCCTACAGGCACACCGGCCCACGGATTGCCCTCCGTGTCATCCTCATAGACAGCATAAGAAAAATCGGCAGTCGGGTCGGAGTCGAGATTTGCTGCTGAGAATATGGTAATATCATTCTCGTCCCGCAACGTGACAGTGTAATCGCCGTCTGTTCCTGTTACATCTATGCTGATTCTCATTACAATGCCGTGAATACTGTCAATGGCTTCGGTAACAGTTCCATCAAGTTCCCCGGCAGACATAACAATCGCTGCTTTTTTCATCATCCCGTAATTTGTTGCCGTGCTCTGATGGTGAGCAGATGACACATTAGCCGTTCCTGTTGTGTGAGTTTCCGTAGCAGCGTAAACCACGCAAACGGCTAACAACAAAATCAATGCTATAATCTTTTTCATTAGAAAGTCCCAACCGGGGCGTTTATATATTCTATGTAGATATGAAACAGCGCATCTGTATCAGAATCGACATACATAGCCGTATTCGTTGTCAAAGGAACGCCCCATTTATATTCCTTTTCATATCCTGCACCTGAAGCCTCGACCTGTATAGGACCAATCAGTATGGTCGTGGCGCCATCAAGAATGGCGATTGCCTGAGCAGCAGAAACATTGATACTAAGGTGCGTAAGTATCAACCTTCTTCCTGCGCCCGGCGCGGCTACTATTTCTTTCGCATCCGCTGAATCATTATCAGTGCCGTTAAAATAATGTCTCGTAGCCCCCATAGGCAAATCTTGAGACAAATTGGCTAATGCGCCTGTATTTGAAGCATCTAAAGCCATAATAAAACTCCTAACTTATTG